TAATAATCTTATTACATTTTTATTTACAAAATGTGAGCATTTATCGTGTGGGAATTATTTTTTTGTAATATAAAATAGTATTAGGTAAATGTATAAGTATGCATAGACGGGGATATTACGGAAGACCATTTTATGGCGGATTTGGATACCCTTATTGGGGTAGATGGGGTTATCGTCCTTATTGGGGCGGATACCCTTATTACAACCCTGTTCTTTGGAGATAGGTATGTTGGTAAAACAATATCATCACAATGAAACTATATAAATGTTTCATTGTGAACAATAGTATATTCAACTATTATGAATAAAATCGAGTCGGGTGAAAAATTGGATTTCGGACACGTATTGATCCGCCCTAAACGCTCTACAATTAATAGTCGTTCGTTGGTTTCTTTGGAACGCGAATTTAAATTCAAATATGCTGAATGCAATTGGAACGGTGTACCGATTATTTCTGCAAATATGGATACGACAGGAACCTTTGGTGTATACGAATGTTTGAAACAACATAATATCATTACTGCCATGCACAAATTCTATACTGCACAAGATTATCTGGATTATCAGGAAGCAAATGGCGGACTTAACGCAGATTATTTTATGGTATCGACTGGAATATCTGATGCGAACTTTGATAATTTATGCTCCATACTTGATAGCATTCAGTGCAAATGGATATGTATCGATATTGCGAATGGATACATTGATTCTTTGGTGAAATTTTGCAAGAAAGTACGCGAAACGTATCCGGATAAGATTATTGTTGCGGGTAATGTGGTTACACGTGAGATGGTAGAAGAGTTGATTTTATCCGGTGGGGTAGATGTGGTAAAAGTAGGTATTGGACCTGGAAGTGCTTGTACCACACGTTTGAAAACTGGAGTTGGAATGCCACAATTATCTGCTGTATTGGAATGTGCCGATGCAGCACACGGTGTAGGTGGACACATTATTTCGGATGGCGGTATTACATGTCCAGGTGATATGGCAAAAGCGTTTGGAGCAGGTGGCGATTTTGTGATGGTTGGAGGACAATTTGCTGGACACGAACAGAATCCAGGTGAAGTTATGGAAGATCAAAGTGGTAAAAAATATAAGGCATTTCACGGTATGAGTTCAGACAAGGCACAAACCACTCACTTTGGTAAGATGAACTCATATAGAGCATCTGAAGGACGTGTTTTGAAAATTCCTTACAAGGGGGATTTGAACAATACGGTGTTAGATTATTTGGGCGGATTGCGTAGCACGTGTACCTATATCAATGCACCTACTATCAAGCAAATGCCGAAATGCACAACTTTTGTCCGAGTATCACAACAAGTGAATAATTACTTTGGAAACTAAAAAAAATACAATCACCAAGAAGATGATTGTATTTTTATTTTTGTTGATTATTTACCATAGAGACAACATTCTTTTGGTTGATTGGATAAATCCCTCCGCATGGTTTGTTTTGATTTCTCTTCTCGCATGATGACTATGTTGAACAGTAGTATCTACTGGTGGATCAATTCGTTCTCTATACATTCGATCAATCGCGTACAACGTATATGTATTTTTCGTATCTGGAGAAAACGGAAAGAAATCTCGATTCATTGGAATAAAATCTTTTACTAATTCGTTGGTATTTGATATAGACAACGTTTCGACTGATTGTGTATTCGGTATAAAGATGTCCAATATGTCGTCTTCTGTAAATACAGTATTTATTTTTATTTCTTCAAATAACAATTCTCGCAAGTGTTTCATTGTAGTATTTCCGTTGCAAGTAACACTTAACGGTTTACACGCAGTGGTGTTCAGGTTAAATGTGTAGTTCATGGTTCGTTCTATGTTTGGTGCCTACATATGAATTTGGACAATTTTGTTCAATTTTATCAAGAAATCTTCCCGATAAAGCATACGTAATGTTCATACCATTTTCTTGTTTTTGGTGGTTCGCATAGTCGCTCAAGAGACGACATCATTCTATCTTGACTATAAGACCATTCCATTTTCTTGACTTGTTGTGTATATTATATAGTATGATAATTGTATCCTTTCAATTTTACTTTTGAAAAATGGGATAAAGTATACATCAGATATATAATAATTATGGAAGAACTGCAAGTATACCAAGTATCTCCATTAGATAGATCATCAATATATACAACGGAACATTGGACGAATCAATTATCCAATGGTAAGAGTGTGACTGTTCTATACACACTGCAATGCGATGACGGTGTATTTCAGTTTGAAATAACGGATGAAGAAAAAGAACAATTATTACAAAAAGACCACATTATAGTAAATGATTGGAATGCATCAGTAGAAGAAGTAGAGATGGGATGGGATTTTGAACATAAAATACAAAACGAAGAATCGTATACAGTTGAAGAAATAGAGGAAGTTAAACAATTGATGTATGTTTGTAATGGATATGATAATGAAGATAATGATTTCAATCAAGATATTATGGAAGAAAATAACTGGAGTATGAACGATACTATATATGAAATATATTCAAAGTGCGAATTTGAATGTATGTCTTGATTTACTTTTTGAAAATGGGATAAACATAACACGTCATATACAGTAAAGATGTCTGAAGGTGAACTGCGATTGCGTATTGTTGAATTGGAAAAACTAAACCAACAACTTCAAAATCAATTAACAGAAGCGAATGTATATTTGAAAATATATACACCAAATAAGACAAAATTAAGTGAAACAAATGTTATGTTCAAAAGTAAATTGTGAAAGATGTAGGTCATAGAAGCATAGTGTTTATTCGTTTTAACCCAGACCATTATGTAAATTCAGAAGGTAAGAAAATAACGTCTTGTTGGAGATTAAATGGATATGGCGTGTTACAAATATCCAAAAATAAACGCGAAGAGTGGTCAGAACGTTTGACTGTTTTGAATAACCAAATTCAATGTTGGGTAGATAATTCTACTGAAAAAACAGTTGAGATTATTGAATTGTTCTATTAAAAAATAATTAATCTGTATGATTTTTAATTATTTTTAACGGTTAAAAATTAATGATGATAAATTTGAATTAACAGTAAACTTAGTTACTGTACGCGATCCCAGCCATGCCAGACATCACACGGAGCACATTGTAGTTAACAGCGTACACTCTGACCTTGGCGGTGTTGGTGCCGGAGACGGTGTTGGAGGAAAGGACAAGCTGGAGGACAGCGTTATCGATGCGGGAGAAGTTGCAACTTCCAGAAGGCTGGTGCTCCTCAGGGCGGAGGGCGAAGGAGTACACGTTGATACCAGCGTCAGGGGCGCGGGTGTGGTGCTGGAAGGGCTGGACAGTGTCGAAGTAGGAACCCTCACGCTCGGAGAAGCGGTCCTGGCCGTTAAGCTGAAGCTTGGCGGTCACAACGGGATTCTCACCCCAGCAATGCATGTCGAGGGCGGTCTCAGCAAGCACGAAGGTGCCGGCATCGGAGAGAGAAGAACCATTAGCAGCGCCAGCGCCGGAGACATCCTTGGAGTCGTCCAGCTGGAACACACCACCAGAGATCACTCCGTTGTTGCCCTCAGTGGCGGCATCACTTCCGAAGGCCTGGATGGCGTTGGGAAGAGCATCAATGGCGTCAGTGTAGTTGAAAGGCTGAGCACCAAGGGTCTTGTAGAGGGTAGCACCGCCCTCAAGAGAAGTACAGTAATCGACGTTAGCATCGGGCTGCACAACCCAGATAAGCTCCTTACAGGGGTGGTTGAAGTTGAGCTTGATCTTGTTGGAAGAAGAACCGACAGACTCGTCACCAGTGAACTGAACCTGCTCGATCAGATACTCGTGGGGGTTCTGGGCCATCTTGCGGCGCTCATCGGTATCAAGGAAGATGTAGTCCACGTACAGAGAGGCGGCAACCAGAGACTGCTGGTAGGCAGCAGACACAGACTGGGACGCACCAGCGGCACCAGCAAGGTCCTTGACGGCCCACAGGCACTCACCGATGGGGCGGAAATCGATGTTGATCTTCACCTCGTGGTATTGCAGAGCAATGAGGGGAAGAGCAAGTCCGGGGTTGCGGCAGTACCAGAACTGAAGGGGCACGTAAAGGGTGGTCTCGGGGAGAGCGTCACGGGGAGCGCACACCTGGGAAGGGGCGGAATTGGAGGCACAGGGACCAGACACAGGGGCGAAGTTGGGGTCAGTGATGTAGGTAAGCTGGGTGGTGTTACCGATCATCTTGTAGTAACCAGACTGCTGCTCCTTGGAGAGGGTCAGCTGGTTCCAGATGTGCATCCAGTCACCGTATTGGCGATCGATGCGCTGGCCACCAACCTCAATCTCCACCTGGGCGATGAGCTGCTCGCCGATGAAATCCAACCAACGGGCATGCACGTCACCGGAGGCAACGTTCTGGTTGATCTCGGGGAGAGTCACCTGAAGGTAAGTGCGGTAAGCAAGATCACCATTACGGGAGATGGTGCAGGTAACGCGACGACCGAAATCGGCCTGTCCGGAGAAGGTCTGCTCGACAGACTCCATAGCGAAGTTAGTGTGGCGTCTGTAAGACACCTTCCAGAAAGTGATTTCAGGGGTTCCAGTAAGGAACACGTCTTGGGCGCCATAGGCGACAAGTTGCATAAGTCCTCCAGCCATTTTGGATTATATATACAATTATGAAAGAAAATAATTTTGGAAATAAACACATTAATTCATTTTATTCAAAAGTTGATTTTCCTAAATCAAAACTTATGTACACACCACACTTGTAGTTTCAATCAAAAAAAAACTATGTACACTGCTTACCTTAGATAATTGGGTTTTTGTAGTTTATAATTGTAAGCATATTGCATCACAGTTGTAAATTAAAAATATTGCTAAAATATCTGAATAAGATTATTCAAATAGAAACTATATGCATTTTTATTCGAATCGTAATCAGCGAGTTTCGAACAATGAATAGTCGGTTGAATTGCTCACTATAAAGCGTTCTAAATAATTCTCTTCAAAAATTTCTCGCTTGTTTTCATGTTTTTTTGTGAAAATATATTTGTCTTGTTGTTTCTTGACTGACCACCCCTTTTCCAAAGCATTCATTAAAAACATCATTTTCTGGAACTGCGTTTTCTCTATTTTTATTTCACTCGATTGTTCTATTGTAATCTTTGTTGCAATATCGGACATATACATATGAAAATGGTTTATATAGGTAAAACATACGAATTTTAATAATTTTGTTTATTTATTATCAAAAATTAACATAAAAACACACACACATGAATACATAAACAAATATATACATGGCATCAAAAACTACCAAAACATCAGTTCATAGTATTGATGAAAAGCATACGGAAATTATGAATGAAATCAATCATAATGAGCAGGTCATCATACCACAATTAATGGAAGAAAAGACACAACTAAAAGAATATATTCGTTCATTAAATAAACATCAAATCGAAGAGTACATGGAAACTCGCGATAAGATATATGCTCTGCAAGATGAGATTAAACAGATGAAACAACAAAAAAAAGATTATTATCTGAACAATTCAAAATATATATTCGACTATTTTGAACAGAAAAAACAAATTTCAACTAGTGAAACGTCAAGTCAGCACTCTAACGTAATCAATTCTTTTTTTAAAATAAAATCCACCACGCAAGATGCAGCGAATCCACAGAGCGCAAAGTATGTACAGTCGAAGAAATATTATCAAAATTATTGGAAAAATGTGAGTAATGATAATTATAACATGCAAGATTGTATTGTCGCATCTGATGTGTGTCAAGTATGCAATAAAGGTGAAATGATACCACAAGACGAAGAAGGTATATTAATTTGTAATAATCCTGAATGCGCCAAATTTATCACGTATATTATTGATGGCGCAAAACCGAACAACAAGGATCCCCCCAACGAAGTGTCCTATACTGCATACATACGTCTGAATCATTTCAAAGAAATCTTATCCCAATTCCAGGCAAAAGAAACTACTCAAATTCCGGATGAAGTCATTGACGCAATCAAAGCACGTATCAAAAAAGAACGAATTGAAGACGTATCCACACTTAATTATAATAAAATGCGTGATATATTACGAAAACTGGGATTAAACAAATATTTCGAACATATACAATATATCAATTCGTTGTTCGGTATTAAACCACCTGTCATGAACGAAGAATTACACGAGACCTTATGTGTGTTATTCATTGAAATCCAGAAACCTTGGGCGGTACATTGCCCTGCTAACAGAACCAACTTCTTTAACTATACCTATACTTTGTATCAACTGTGCAATTTGTTGGACCAGACTCAATATTTGCCGTACATACCTATGATGAAAGACCGAGAAAAGCAATTAGAACAAGATATGATATGGAAAAAAGTATGTGAAGATTTAGATTGGGTATTCTGTCCCACGGTGTAAGTTTATTTTCGAACATGTATTGGACGATAGAGTACCTGACTGTAGTATCTGGTTCGAAACCGGTAGTTCGGAAAAAAATTAACTAATAATCAATATATGCATTGGTTATTAATTGTCTGCATACATATAATGAACATAATTGTTTGTGGAGATAGTCATACTCGTGTATTCTCTTATTGTAATAAACAACAATCACAATTTATATTCAACGTATGTGAAGTAGGTGGAGCAACAGCACAGGGAGCAGTGAACCCAAATTCAAAAACCGACGCATTAGGTATATTTTCAACCAAACTACAAAATACACCAAAGGCAGACAAAGTGCTTATTATGTTGGGAGAAGTAGATTGTGGATTTGTGATTTGGGTAAGGTCAACACGTTATAACATTAGTGTAGATGAACAACTCCAGACATCTATTCACAACTTATTCCAGTTTATAGAGACGAAAGTGAAATCATATGGTTACGCATCCAAGGATATTATTGTAGCAGGAGCAATTTTACCAACTATCAAAGACAATACCAATAAAAAATATTTGCATGGAGCGCGAAGTGAAGTAGATGTAGACCAATATACAAGGACACAGAAAACGTTAGAATATAACAATATGCTAAAAACCAGATGTAATGACTATGGATATCATTATATAGACATTACAGACAATATTGTAGGTGAAGATGGATTGGTTCAAGACAAATATTTAAGTGAAAATCATACCGACCATCATCTAAATAGTCCAAATACGCATCAATATTGGATTCGTAGTCTGGAAGAGTTGAGATAACATATACATATATCCAAACCAATTTAGAATCATAAGTATATTTTACACTAATAGTATGTTGTATTGTGAAGACAAAGAATTTGTTCAACAAACTTACAGTAACACCAATGAATATCGCAAGGAAATGAGACGCATCTTTTGTATGAATTCCTCTAATTATCCACACATAGACAATTCAATTGATAGTGAGAGTAGAGATGAATTGGAATATGATGAGAAAACGATGTCTGCTGCGTTAGACCGAATTTATACCAAAACACGGGACCATCCACTATTCAAAGACATCTATGAAAAAGCAGCCGGATGCATGCTATCTACCGATCCAGAAATTGGATTAGCTGTTTTATGTAGTTACGATTATTTAGATGTGTTTATTCCGTGTTATAGAGAATATATGCTTACTAGCGTATTTGATACAACAAGCATATATTATGTAAGTTTATTTAACAAAGTGTATGGTTGAGTAATTGTATTGTTTACTCATCTGCCTTCTTCTTTGCCTCGGCATCTGCCTTCTTCTTTGCCTCGGCATCTGCCTTCTTCTTTGCCTCGGCATCTGCCTTCTTCTTTGCCTCGGCATCTGCCTTCTTCTTTGCCTCGGCATCTGCCTTCTTCTTTGCCTCCTCATCTGCCTTCTTCTTTGCCTCCTCATCTGCCTTCTTCTTTGCCTCCTCATCTGCCTTCTTCTTTGCCTCCTCATCTGCCTTCTTCTTTGCCTCCTCATCTGCCTTCTTCTTTGCATCAACTTCTGCTGCCTTCTTTGCTTCAGCTTCTGCTGCCTGTTTAGCAAGAGCAACTTGTTGAGCTGCCGCCTGTGCTTTCAGATTTGGTCTGGGACGCATTAAAAAATTCATGATTATACATAATTATTACATAATAATTCATTTCTAAATAAAATATTGATTTAGTGTTTACATAAAATGACTTTCTTATGTAAATAAAATATATACACTATATAAATAATGGCATCAACAAGAAATAAAAATTCGATTGGTGATTATCAAAATGAAATTCATAGTTATACCCACGCATCTAATTACATGACTTACGATAACGCAGGTAAAGTAGAAAATAACTATTTTGCAGGAGATGGATTACTAATGGGAAGAATGGCTTCTGAAAATCTAGCAAGCAACGCATGTGATATAGAATCACAATTATTTGGTATTGGGTCGACAAATTTAGTCACTCCTCAAAAGCAAATTCAACCAAAAATACACAATATTAAATCATTAAACGTGAGTGACCGTATTTCCATGATTATACCAGCACCCCTTGTTGTGGAGAAAGACCAGCGTCCTAATCTTATGAAATAATTCGTCTTTTCATTGAAATATTGTGCATATGTTTAGGATATTTTCTAAATGTAGAATGTTTATGGTGAAGTGCCTTCTTTTTTTTTGATAATTCTTCTAAAGTAATGTACAAAGAAGCATTATCTGGTGTTTCTTCGTGTGTCTGTATTTTTTCCTCTTCATAATAGGTTGGTTCATCTGCTTCTTGTGATTGTTCAATAACTTTATTTTGTTGTTGCAGATATTCTTCGATTTTATCAGATAAAGCAGTTTGCAGATCACAATTGGTTCGTTCAGGTAACTCATCACATGGGGTGAATGATATATGTAAATAATCTTGTAGAGGTTCGATCATATTATCAATAATTTGGATAGGCAGTTGTATATGCGCCATAATAAGTTTATTTTCATTCATGTTGGTTTATTTCATAAAAAGTATTTAATTGTTTTTATGAAAAAATATTATTTATGTTTAGATTTGTTGTCGCCTATCTTCACGTCGCCTATCTTCACGTCG